GTAGAGGAAGTTGAATCGTCCAACGATAGCGATGACCTATCGTACTTTAGTAAACTTGCTGAGGACGATTCATAATCTATCTCTCTCACTTTCTCAATTGGGTAGCCTTCGGGCTACCCACTCAATAAAAGAATAATATTACCATGGTATTAGAAACATCAAAATCATTACAAACGATTGAAGAAGAATTAAACAATAATATTGGACGTAATGTTGATAAAGATATTGCTATTGATTTATCTGTTCACAAATCATTTAAACCTTTCATTAAAAAATCATTAGAGTTGTGCCCATTTGATCATGGACCCTATGCTCACGAATATAAAAGAAGATTAAAACTTGGAGGTAAATTTTTAGGTAGAAAAGTTTTAAAAATAAAAGGTAATGGTGATGATATTGTAACCGAAGATAAAGATGGATATACAACTCAAAAACACAGAATAGTTGGTGATAATCCTGAAGCAGAATTATTAAGAGAAAAAATATCAAACCAAGGATTTAAATTAAATTTATTACCTCCAGTTTTTGCTGAAATGCCCGATGGTTATCTACACGTAGCAACGGGTAATGGAAGAATATATGCAGTTAAAAAAAATGACGTAAAAGATATAATATGTGATCTATATGATTTTTCACAAATGAAAGAAGTTGATGCTAAAGAAGCTTTTATATTACTTGGTCAGATGACAAATCCACAAGAAGATAAAGGTTGTCCGAGTACAGCTGAAGACTATGCAAATTCACTATATGAACTTTATCAAATAGGTAAAATGAATGGTGATTTAGACACTAACGAAGGATATAATGTTTTACAAGATAGTGCAGATGAAAAATTAAAATTTATGATAGGCAACTATTACTTTAAACCATCAGAATATGAAAGAGCAAAAAACATTTTTTTAGATAGACTAAAGTCTAAAAAGAAATCTAACAATATCATTCCTAGAAATTGGTCAAAAGAAGCAAATAGGCTTCGTTGGATGAAAACACAAGGTTATGTTAATACAACATATATAAAATATATAAATGTGTCAGCTTCTATTGTAACAAAGGCTTTATCTGACATTGGTGAAAAATATAAACAGTATGCTAAAAAGTTATCTAAAGATGAAAGACATAAATTACAAATATGTATTATTATAAATTCTGGTGTGTTAGAAAATAATACAATTGAAAAACAAGTTATAAAAAGAAATCAGGATTATTATAATTTTATAAAAAAATGGTTTAAGTCAATTGATAATAATTTATATTATTATAAATCAAAAAATAATAATTCTGATATAATATCTACCGAAGAAAGAATAAAACTATTAGGTGGTATGCCATATTTTAGACACAACAATGAGGGTGATGGTTTAATCACAGTTGAACAGATAGAAAAACTTAAAAGAACAAATGTTAGAAAAAAGAAAAACATTTAAAAGATTTCCAAAAATAGAACCAAGAAGACAAGCTTATAACGGTCGTTTTAGACCTTTAAATAGGCAAAAATATATTGGAGATGTAAACAATGTGTTTTTCAGATCGAGTTGGGAATTAGCCTTTATGAAATATTGTGATAGAGAAAAAACAATAGTAAAATGGGGTAGTGAAGAAATAAAAATACCTTATATAGTTTTTGACAAAAGAAAAACATATTATCCAGATTTTATAATAGTAAAACAATTACCAAATAAAAGTTTTGAAAAATATCTAATAGAAATAAAACCACACACACAAACTAGAAAACCTGTATTAAAAGAAGGCTCTAGAGCAACAAGTACATATAAAAAAGCACTTTACACGTATGAAGTAAACAAATGTAAATGGAATGCTGCATTTGCTTGGTGCAAAAAACGAAATATTATATTTAAGATTATAACTGAAAAGCACGTTAAATTCTTCTAAAATTGTCATAAATAGTAGTATGGCAAGCGTATTTGATACAATCAAACAAAAGGCAGGCGATACAGATAAATCGGCTACATGGTATAGAACACAAGTAAATAAGATTGCTAGTGGTACTACAGCAGGTCAATTATTCAGACAAGGTAAACTTAACGGTAGACCTAGTGTAGGACGATTGAACTTATTTGGGTATAATCCTAAATTTAGAAAGACTTTACCGTACTATGATATATTTCCTTTAGTGTTGCCATTAGAACCAATATCAGGTGGGTTTATGGGTATGAACTTTCACTATCTACCACCGTTGTTGAGATTTAGACTATTAGAGCGTATGCAGGCAACTGCTACAGATCAACGATTTGATAGTAAAACAAAATTTGATGTAACTTATGATGATGTAAAAAGAATTAAAATTGTAAAACCAACAATTAAAAAGTATTTGTATTCATATGTACAAACAGGATTTTTAAGAATAAATGCAGATGAAGCTGCAACAGCGATATACTTGCCAGTGCAAAGATTTAAAAAGGCAAGTGAAGCACAAGTTTATTCAGACAGTAGGAGATTTATTTAATGTCGTTAATTAGTGTCGGTAAAAAGATAGGTGATTTAGATATACGTTTAGGTATACCACCATCAAAATCACAGTTTAGTGTTAATGATACAAACAAACGTTTTGATTATAATAACAAAACAACGTATAGAGACTCTGTATTTAATAGATTTAGATCAGGTATAACACAGGCAGGTGGATTTGCTAGACCAACACAGTTTTTGGTTACAGTAGATGGCCCTAAAGGCAGTGCATTAGGAAATGTTGGCATTTATAATGACCCTCAATCATTAGATCAAGTTGCTCGATTACATAAAAGTGCTAAACTATCTGATGCCATTAAAACAAATTTACAATTAAGAATGGATTTATTCTGCTCAAATGTTAGTATACCTGATAAAACAATAACTGATGATGTCAATGAACAGTATTATGGACCTAAAAGAGCAATGGCAAAAAATGTACAATATGGTGATGTAACATTAGAATTTTATACTAGTGTTAATTATGAAGAAAGATTATTCTTTGAAGCATGGCAAAACTCTATAATTGATCCTATTAGTCATAACGTAGGATATTATGATGACTATGCCACACCATGTATGATTACAATTACACCATTAACAAAAACATTTACAGCTGCATTGGCAAACTTTGAACCATCAGGTGATCCAGGCAGAGATAGGCAAGAGTTAAGAAAAAGTTTAGGTGATCAATCAGGTTTTTCATCATATCAAGTACAAATGTATGAAGTGTGGCCTAAAACAATTGCTGCAACACCATTAAGTTATGGTACTTCAAATGAAATTGTCAAAACAAGTGTTACATTTACATATAGAAATTATGCTACAACAGCATGGAACTTTCTAGCAAAAAATAATACTGAAGAATTTAAAACACTTAACAGAATGGAATATAGAACAAATACTACAAACATACAAGGTAGTTTTTTAGATAATTTACCATTTGGTATTGGTAATGAAATAGGTAGAGCTGGTCGACAAGTGTATGAAACAATTAAAAAGAATTTGCCTATAGGCAGAGTAACGGGTGGTAGTGTATTCCCGAAAGGTCTTCCAGACCCTAAAATTATACGAAACATATTTTATTAATAAAGGAGTAAATAATGAGTTTATCATTTTTGAGAGTGCCTGAGTATGATTTGACTTTATCAAACAATGTCAATATTAAGTATAGACCGTTTTTGATTAAAGAAGAAAAAATATTATTGATGGCTGTTGAAAGTAGAGATGAGGGTGAGATGAACAATGCTTTAATTAAAATTGTTCAAAACTGTACACTATCGAAGATAGATGTAACAAAGTTACCTGTATATGATTTTGAATATCTTTGGTTGAATATAAGAGGTAAATCTGTTGGTGAAACAATAGATATGAAACTAAAGTGTCCAGATGATGATACAGTAACAGTTGACTATCAATTAAAGATAGAAGACGTAAAACCTGATTTAAATAAAAAGTTTGAAACAAAAGTAGAGTTTGAACCAGGTTATGGTGTTATTATGAAAGTGCCTACTATCAACCACTTATCTAATAAAAAAACATTATTAGATTTGTCATATAATTTAGTGAGAGATTGTATTGCTCAAATTTACAATGGTGAAGAAGTTTTTGAAGCTAGTGACTTATCAAACGAAGAACTGGATGAGTTTGTTGAACACTTAACAACAAAACAATTTTCTATGATAAGAAAATACTTTGAAAGTTTACCTATTGTATCACACTTGATCAAGTACAAGAATCCTAAATCAGGCAAAGAGTTTACATTATTATTACAAGGGGCATCTGATTTTTTTCAGTAACCCTCTTACACGAGTCGCTTGAAAGTTATTATAGAACGAATTTTGCTTTAATGCAATACCATAAATATTCGTTAAGTGAGTTAGAAGAAATGTTACCGTGGGAGAGGGAAATATATGTTGAAATGCTTATGCAACATATAAAGGAAGAAAATGAGAAAATAAGAGAAAAACAAAGAGGGAGAACATAATGTTAGAAACAGGAAAAAATATAATTAAAAATGTGTGGGTATTTTTGAGAGATGAAGTGCCACAATTTTTATCAAACTGGAGAATGATACCAAGAGTTTTTATGCTCTTGTATGGCGTAGCATTTTATGAAACAATGCAATGGTTTATGGCA